TCGATGGCGCAATGGAAAATCCGCCGCCAAGCCCGCCGCCGAACTCAGTGCGCGGCTTCGCGATGTCCTGCAACGTGCGCCTGGCGTCTGCCGCACGGGTTTGCGATTGGATCCGCGCGAGCAGCAACTGAGCCTCGGCCAAACCCATCAACGCCTTGCTCTGGTTGTTTATCTTGCCCGTTGTCAGATCCATCACACCGGCGAGGATGGATTGCGCATCACCGACCGCCGATGAGGAAAGCTTGACCTCGTCCATGGCCTTGCTGGTATCGGTGAGTTTTGCCCAAAGCGCGCCAAGCACGGCAACGCCGACCATGATCGCCGCGCCCCATGCACCGCCCATGAAACGGGAGAAGGCCGTCGCTTCGCCAGACATCATCTGGATCGCCTGCACGATCTGCGGACCTTGCTGAGCGAAGATGATGCTGGCCTTGGTGCCGCCGGCAAACTGCGTGGCAACATCGGAAAGCTGGAAACCGAGATCCTGCAGCCCGAACTTCGCCGAGCCGCTCGACGTGCGGATGCCCGCCGCGGCGGCTTTGTATTGCGCCGCAAGCGATGTAATCCGCGCCGTCATCTGGTCGGAGGTGATCGCGCCTTCGTTCATCGCGCGTTGGGCCAACAATGTCGCGGCCCGGAATTTGTTCATCGCATCCCACGCCGGGTCCATCTCGGCCTTCAGCCTCGCGACATCGCGCGAGAACTTCTTCGTGGAATCGCTGGCATCATCGAGGCCCTTGTCGAACTCGGCCGTGTTAATGCCGAGGGATACAAGCAAGGAACCGAGGATGGTGGCGGCCATATCACGACCGTCCTTTGTTTGGGCGGAAGAACATTGAATATTCCCAACTTGACTATTGGCGATTTTTAACTGCGAGAATGCGATCGGCGGCGCGAATCGTCGCCATATTATTCAGGGGGCACTCCAATGAAGATCGTCAGGACCATTCTCGGCGCCGTGATATTGTGCGTCAGCACCACTCCCGCGCTCGCTGATGGCGTTAAACCCTATGCCGGCATCATCGGCGGTTGGGATAACGTTCATATCTCAACGCCAGTCGGCAGCGGGTCGCAGGCCGGCGTCACCTATGGCGGCGTGATCGGTGCAGACTGGATCACGCGGGAGAATTTCCTATTGGGCGTCGAGGGCGAGGTTATGGGCGCATCGACATCCCGATCGGAACCACTCAGCGCCACCGAAACCGTCCGGCTCAAAGCTGGCCGCGAATTCTATGCCGGCGCGCGACTTGGTGCTGTCTTCGCGCCTCACACGATCGGCTATATCAAGGGCGGCTATGCCAACAGCCGGGCAACCGGCAGCTATACCGATCCCACCGGCACCATTTCCGCCAGCGAGAATCTGGATGGATGGCGCATTGGCGCCGGGGCCGAAATGGCGATGAAGCGCTTCCGCCTACGGCTCGAATACCGCTATTCGAATTATGGCCAGTTCAAATATCAAGGCATTGCGACCGGAATTACCACCCGGCGGCATCAAGTGATCCTGGGCGCACTGCTTGATCTCTAAGATCCATTGGGTCGATACTAGACACCGCCGGTTTTGCCGGCGGTGTGATCCCTCTTGACCCGCGTGAATGTCATTTTCGCGCCGCGCGCCTGGAATTCGCGCATGACCGCGAGCATGTCTTCAGGAGTTTGGCTGCGGGGCGCTGTGGACAGATAATGACGCAAGGGTTTCAGGCCGGACCGGGATTGCGTCATCGCCGTGAATGCTGCGGTTTCCCATGCTTGGCGAATGGCTGCGTTCTGCTGGGCCTGACGGCGCTTGCGCACCGCCTGCATCGTCAGTTGATACGATTGCGGGGTTTCATCCCAGAACTTTTCGGGCGAGAAGCCCGCTTCGACCCACCAGGCAAAGAGCTTGTCGGTGGTGACGCGGACCCGTTCGCTTCCCGCCCGGTCGGATTTCCCTCCAGCGCCTCATCAGGGGCGCCGGCCGCCAGAAGAAATAGCTTCGCCAGCGCCTCGCCAAAGGCAGTGGTGGCACGGGTGATGATGGCGAGCGCTTGTCCATCGCTGAGTTCAGGATGATCGGGCGCGGACAAGGCGAGCAATAAGCCTGTCATCTGGGTCGAATTCAAGGCCTCGAAGCCGCCATAGATCAGGTCGATGCCCTGCTCATTGGCGAGCGCGACAGTACGCATATTGAGGCGGAGGGTTATGGTTTCACCCTCCGCCTCGAATGATACCTTGGCGTCGATCGGCGCGATCATCAGCTGGCGGCCGCCGCCTCGGTTGCGGCGCCGCTGAACCGGATGGTCAGCGTCGCCATCATGCGGTCATCGATCGGCACCTTCCGCTCATAACCCTTGATGATGCAGGTTCCCTCGATCTTCCAGCCGAATGTGCCATCGGGAATGACGATGCGATACTGGCGATTGTCGCCGGCCGTCTGCGCGGTGCGGATCAGCGTATCGGTGGTCGAGCCAGGCACGAGGTTCATCTCGAAGGTGCCTTCGCCATCGTCGATCAGGCCGGCGATATATTCGCGGCGGCGGTTTGGCGAGAGCATATGCGTCGCCTCGACATCGGCGGTCTGCGAATTAGGCGGTGTGACCGAGGTGATCTCGGCAAGCTGGGTGAGTACGGACGATTCGTTCTCAAGCCAGAACTCGGCGCCGTAGCCGATGGCTGCGTCAGTCATGATCGTTACTCCTAGGCATCGTGCCAAATGGTCACATCGACGAGATCGCGGTGCACGAAACCGGTCTCGGTGTTCTCGGATCGATTGATGACGTTATTGATGAACGAACGCCGAAAATGAACGTCGTCCTGTGTGGCCTCAGGCAGCACCGCCGCGATTACAGCCTCGCGCAGCGCTGCCTTCCCGGCGGCCGTGATGGCGAAGCAATTGATCCAGATGCGCGTGCTGCGAAAGGCATCGAGACCGCCCATGTTCTGCGGCCTGGGATCGGACGCCAGCTCCAGCACAATGGCCGGATAGGCACTGCGCTGCGGCCGTTCATCCCAATCTATGCGCGTGCCCACGATCGTCGACACATTCGCATCGGCCTTAAGGCGTGCCCGAAGCGCGACATCGAAGGACATTTAGGCCGCCTTCCTCGCGTATCGCGTCGCTGTCTTCGTGATCTCGTCGCCGAGTTGGCTCTGGATTATGGACAGCGCCTCGCCCTGTTTCGCTTCCCAGGCCGGGGCCATGAACGGATGCGCTGGCATCGAGCTTGTCCCCATTTCCTGAAAGATCGAATAAGCGGCCACGCCGCCACCCGATGAACCGCCAGCCTTGCGCTTCCGCCTGCGGCCGGTCTTCGGCGGCTGCGCGGGCAGAACGCTGCCGTCTATCCCCACATAGACTTCGACCAGCCGCCGTCCCGCCAGCGTGTTTTGGCGGAAATCGCGCGATGCGGCGCTCGACGCCTTGCGCGAGCCGACCTTGATCGCTTCCTTGAGGTATTTGCCGAGGCCTGTCTTGGGATCGTCAGGCGCCAGTGTCCTGGCTTCATCCGCCACGATATTCGCGGCATTGGTCAACACGCGGGTTGCAAGGCGGCGCGCGGCATCGACATCGCCGAGCGCCTTGAGCGCCGCCTGCAACTCGGTCCCACCCTTGAATTCGACCTCTACGCTCATGACAGCAACGCATCGGCGTCATCGATCTCACCGGCAACGACCATCAGTTCGATCCCGTCGCGATCCCTTTCCATGACATTGACGATATCCCAGACCAGCCCGCCATAGCTGACCTTGTCGGTCGCGCGGATCGCGGCCGACGTCGGATTCCTGCGGATCGCGAACACGCCGAACGACAACGCTTCCCGCCCGATATTCTCGAACGTCTCACGGCCTTTTGCCGGCATCCATTTCGCCGAGCAGCTGTAATAGTCCACAAGCTCGCCCGGCTTGGTGGTGTAACCGTCATCGGTCGATGGCCCCGGCCGCTGGATCGTGATCCGGCGGTCCATTGCACCCGGCCTCATGCCAGCACCGGCGTCCGGTATTGCTCGAGCAGGTTGTAGAGCGATGTCCAACCCTGCGAGGAATCATCGCCGCGCTGCAGGTCGGTCATGCCGGCATGCAGCGCGACCGCCAGCACAAGGTCTTCGGGGATGTCATATACGTCGGCATAGCCAGCGGTGTAGCTGAATGTGAACCCGCCTTTTGTGGTCGGCCAATCAACCGTCGGCTTCACGCGCCAGATACCATCGACCTCATAGACAGCGAAAGCGGCGAAGCTGTCGTCTTCGGCATAGGTGTCGTCGAGGACGGTGATCGTCAAGCTGTCGACTTCATATGGACGCCAGCGTAGGTCGACATAATTGCCGAGCCTGCTCACCGACTGCACCACGGCGCGCTGCACCAGGATATACCCCGTATAGTTCTCCACCCAGCGCTGGGCGCCGGAAAGGATCATGCCGAGCGCGGTGTCCTGCGATGTGTCCGCAGGTTCGTAGCGGAGAAAGTCCTTGAGTTCCGTCAGCGAGAGCGCGGTCATTTCGCATCCCTCCCATCACGTCCGCGCTTCACCGCCAGCCGCCAGCCGCCATCCGGCGCATCCGGCTTTTCGGAAGTGGATTTGTCCGCATGCCAGAGGGATCCGGCCCAGGTGACCATATCGCCGCGCGCATATTCCTCGCCGTCGCGAAACACGCCGCGATAGACCGGGACCGGGAATTCAAGTTCGAACGAGTGGCAAATGTCGCCACGCGTGAACATCAGCTTGATCGAGCGCTCGTCGATCGGCACGATATCGAAATCGTCGAGCGTGAAGGTTTCGCCGTCCGCGCCATCCTCACCATGCTTTCCGACGACGCAGCCCAGGTTCTTGTCTCGTCCATCGGAGAATGTGACGATCAGGCAGCCTTCTCGGTCGATGATTGCATTGGCCAGACTCAGGCCATCCTTACCATCCTCGCCTTTCTGAGGCGGCGGCAGCGTCGAAACCGCAACAACAACCTCCTCGGCAATCACGCGGCGAACCTCGGCCATATCGACTTCGCCGGGATCGCCCTTTTCGGCCGGCGGGAACGCAGCAACAACCGCCGCGATCTTCGCGTCGAGCATCGCTTCGACAGCATCCATGTCGCAGTCGGCACCGTCAGCAGCGCATGGGATGAGTGCGACAGCCTCATCGACCAGAGCCTTCACCTCGGCCATGTCGATGCTCTTGCCGTCCTGCGGAACAGGCAGCGCCTCAAACGCGGCGGAAATACTCGCCGCAACCTTTCCCGCCAGCAGCGCATCGACGGCCGCCATATCGACTTCGCCGGGATCGCCCTTGATCGCATTGGGCATGGGCCGTTTCTCAAGGATGGCGATCCGTTCGGCGAGCAAAGCATTCGCATCCGCCAGAGACTTATTCTCGGCATGAAGCGGTTCGAGTTCGGCGGCCACATAACCGCGAACGATCTCGACCATTTGCTTTCCGAATGCTTCACCGTCGAACACCGGGCAGCCCCCTTGTCATGACGAGCAGCGCCTTG